AACCGTCAAAAACACTACCATCTCCCGTGTAGCGTAGTCCTGCATCATAAGGGGAAATATAAAGAGATTCTGGCATGTTCAGGTCTCTTATTTTTTTATTGAATTCACGAACAATATGATCATTCAGTTCAGAGGCATCATTTGTACCATAAAAACCAGTGACTTCTGCCCTGTAACTAACCCAATCTCCAGAAGTTAAACTGAAGTCGCAGTGAATCTCTCCTTGTTTTTGTCTAGGCATATTATTCTATACACAAAAAAGTCGCAAGTTTAAGCGGGATTTGGCCAAATAAGGGGGGTGGAATAAGCTTACGAAAAATAATATTCAACGGCATCATTTGAAATCGGAAATGTATAAGAAAAATCCAATGTTGCATTTCCGTCTAAATCGTGAGAATGACTTACAGAATTTAAAAAACAATTATAAACTTTTATATTTAAATTTGGATTTTCAGAAGATGATCCCAAAGGAGTTTCTGGTATTACAAATGTAAAGTTTCCTTTTTCTACCACCAAGTTTGATAGATCCATTGTGTCATCTACATTATTTTTGATTACAGATATGCTTAAAGATCCTTGTGCTGGTAAAACTGGATATCTTCTTTTTGCTCCTCTTTGGCCAACTCTAATTGTAGCTCTTCTTTCTATTCCAACAGAAAGAGAAATAGATTGAATAGGAAAGTCTGTAGAATTAATTCCTTCATCAAGGGTGGTGGTTAATGTAATATCTTGTGGTCTAAAAATATTTATTTTTGAAGAGTCTAGATCTAAATCAATTAGTGAGTTACCTTCACTAACTGACAAGGAATCACACTGGTATCCATAAGAACCACGAGCCAATTCTCCTACGCTAAAGTCCAGAGAGAAGTTGGTTAAGTTTGCTTTTGAAAAAGTGGTTCTGGCAGTAGCATCTTTTAGTTGAATGGTTGATTCATCAGAGCTTAAAAACTTCAAGTAGTTGCCATTTGTATCTAAAACATGATCATTAACAATGAAGCTAATAGATGTATCAATGGGTTGATCTGCGGTTAAAATATAATCCTCTTGCTTGTAAGACCCAAGTTTTCTCAGTTCTTGAACATTCTTTGGATTCTCATAGCTGAAAGATTGAACTCCCCTAATCAAAGTGCTATCGATGTAGACTTGACTTTCATGAGAGTGAACTCTAGTTGCAGAAGGCATGTAATATATTACACAAAAAAACCCACTCCCGTAGGAGTAGGTTTTTGAAGGTGTGAATTTTTAATCGTTTTTACTCAATTTTTGGGTAGTTGTCCTTCCTTTGCTCCATAAGCATTGCCTTTGCTAATATCGCGTAATTTACGATATCATCGCAAGCATCTTCGACACTCTCATTTGAGACTTTCAACTCCTTGTCATTTGTGAAAGACCTAATCCTCTGGATCTTATCAATAACTCTAAGTAGTAAACCTTGCACTGGATCAATCCCAAGGACAGATGCAGCGTTAAAATTAGCGAAAGGATCAGTGGCTTTTTCTCCACCAGTGTAATCGCTATTTTTTTGTCTCATGATCTTCCTGCAAGTTTCGCAGGTTTCTTCATGTAGTTCTAGTAGTTCTTCAGTTGTCATAATTTTTTCTTTCTTCCATTCTCTCTATATGCTTTTCCCATATATTTTTTTTTGCATTTTTTTTCAAAAACTCCTTGGCCTTATTAATTCTTTCTTTAGCTAAATTAACTCTGGCTTGACGATAAACTTCAAAGGGAAATTTAATCCAACAAACTATCCCTGCGATTAATCCAAGTGGTATTCCAATAACAATAGACCCGACAAAAATAAATATTTCTTCAAAAAAAAATTTCATTTTACTTTATACCAATAAGGAGCTTTTCTTTTTGTCCACTTGGCAAAGCGGGACTTGTCATAATTATAGTATTCCCTGTACTTTTCGACAACAGAAAGATTTTCAAACTGAGGATGAGTCCTGCATTTTTGATCTTGACTAATTGCTACAGCAAATTCTGTAAGGGGTCCAGCAGGAACATTTGACCTGTGCATATTGAGCATACACCATTGAATGAATTGTGCCGAGAAGTGGTCTTTTTCTGTCCTGAATTTTTTTTCTCGCGCCATTGCCATACCATGACGGATTAGCCACATCATATTTGTTTTGGTTTTAGTGGCCCATATTGTGCAAGGGTGTTTCGCATAAGAATGTTTTCTAGGATTACCCTTCTGACTTCTTGGGCAATCTGGTTCAGCTAAGGTTTCCAGTGTAAAGCAGTTGGCTAGCATCTGTGCAGTTTCAACAATCATCTTAGAAACGTGCTTGTCGCAAAGATTTTTGGCTGCTTGGTACGGATCTTGATCGGTAACAAATATGTTCATGTCGAGGTCAGGATAATCGATTATTCACCTGAGTCAAGCCATTTTTTTCTGTTTTTTAATATTTTTTCGATATCGTACTTGTAACACTGAACCCCATTGTAGATAAAATCCCACAAAATACTCTCTAATTTGGGGCTAGGGTTTATTTCTTTTAGAATATCTCCGTAAACCTTCTTCTTTTCCAAATCTAAACCAGCTACGATTTGTTGGGCCTCCTTGATTAAATTTAACTCTTCCTTAACTTCCATCTCTATATTTTCTATTTGATTTGGGATTTGTCAATTAGAAGTGTAATTATTTAAGATGAAGAGGCTTTCTTTTGTTGATGTTTTAAATGTAAAAATAAAAATTATCTACGAAGAAATGGATGAGTGGGGGGAATGTTTAATGGATGATAAGTTAATTAAATTGAATAAAAAATGCCTAAAAGATCCAGAGCAGCATTGGTGGACATTGGTTCATGAAGTCACCCACATGATTTTTGAGATGACTGGCTTGGCTTTCATGGAAAGAAATGATGAGGAAGCTTATGTGAGGTGTGTTGAAAATTTGGTCATTCCTTGGGTACTGAAACACAAGGGGTTACAAAAAAAGTGATTTTTTAATCAAAAAGGTGTTGACCTAAATGATTTTCTGCCTATACTTGGGGCATGGAAATCAACAAGATATTCAAAGGAGCAATTGGGCAAGAGTCAGTCAAGCGCACTTTGAGTGTGTTCATTGACTCTTATAAGGCAACGAACCGCTTGCCATTTATTAACCTCACCACTCAGAAGGGCGGAGGTAAGACTTTCTTTGCTCGCAAATTCCGCGAAGCTCTCCAGCGTCCAGATGGCACTCGTCCTCCCATGCTTGAGATCAATGGTAAGACAATCCGAAATGCTCGCGCTTTCTTTGAGCAGGTTTATCCATTGTGGGTTGAACATAGTGCTTTCTTGTTTATCGATGAGGGACACAATATTCCCAAAGACTTGCAGGAAATTTTCTTGACAGCTTTGAATGTTGACAAGAATCCAGTTCGTACTGTGACTACAGAAGAAGGTACATTTACTTTTGATTTTAGAAAACTTTCTCTTTGTATGGCTACAACTAATCAGGAGAAACTTTGTGAGCCACTTCGTGACCGCCTAAGAGATATTTCTTTTGAAGATTATTCTGGGGAAGAGTTGTATGAAATCTTTGAATCTAACTTGGAGAAAAAAGTTAAGATCGATGATTCTACAAAGAAGGAGATTGTTTCTGTATTGAGGGGCAACCCAAGGGATGCTGTAGTCAAAGCTCAAGATGCTCAGACATATGCTTCCGCAACCAAGTTGAAAGTTTTCACTAAGACTGTATGGTCTGAATTTTGCAAGGCCATGGGGGTAAACCCAATGGGGCTATCCAATTCTGAGATTCAGATCGTGAAGACTCTGCGAGACAGGGGCGCGATGACACTGAATGGCCTCGCCTCTGTCACTGGATACCAGAAGCAAGCTATCCAGAGAGACTACGAGCAGATTTTGCTTAGGAAGAATCTAATGGAAATAGATGTCAAGAGAAAACTGACTCGACGGGGCATGAAATTTGCTCAAACAATTTAATGAAAAAAAACTTGACCTCAATCAAAAACCAACTATCATACGGGCATGGACAACGAACAAGACTTTGACTTTTCTCAGGTTGACATTTCTGTCAATGGAAGCAAGATCCAAGCGGATGACTTGTGGGGACTTATTGGCGGCTTAGAGCGAGCACTCAAAGATGCGGAAGTCCTAGACTATGACGACTCGCTTGAGGTTCTCTCTAGAGAGGCTAGAGCAGTTGTTTCAAAATGCGGATACTAATCTCAACATAAAACTAAACAAAAAAAATGGCAAAACGTGGAAGACCCAAAGGTGGCACATCATTTGTGAACATCAACCTAGAGCAACTCAATGACCTGTTTGGTCATAAGCAAGCAATTCCTGTATCAAGGGTTTGGTTGGAGAAGCTCAATGTTACTGTGGACTCGACTCCCAATGCAGTAATTACTAGCAGTGAAGCTCCTGCTGGAGAAGCAGCAAAGATCGACATTAAACTTGAAGCATGATGAGCGAGGTAGTAAAGTACGAAGTCTACAATCGTAAAGGAGATTGGATGGGAGGATACTCTCTAGAATTAGAGAGAGCAAATCCTAGTATTAATTGTCTTGACATGGCTAAACAGAATGCTTACCAATGTCAGGGTAAAGTTATCGCAGTCTCTTCGGATGGTTCGGAGAAAAAAGTATATCCAGAAAAATGAAAACTAAATTATTCTTAGCTACATCACTACCACTTTGGGCGCTGGCAACTTGGAGTTGCTTCAGGAGTCCTGAAGTCAAAACAATCACAGAAGAAAAGATTGTTTATCCAGAAAAGGTCGAAGCATGTGTCTCTCTCACCAAGTTTCAATTAGAAAAGATGTTGAGCAATTTCAATGAGGATGATCATCCTTCAGAAATGATGCGGTTCAAGAGCCTTGTCAAACGTGATGGTAATGGTTGGAGAATCTCTTCTACTCATCTAGCCAAAGGTGCAGAGAAGTATCCGCTTCCAGAAGGTAAGTTCTTTGTTGTTGATGCTTCATTTATTGATTATCATGGTGAGTTTAAAGATTGCATTGATTACGCTCATAATTACAAAGAGCATCACGAATACATTGTAGTATCAGCTAAGTAGGGTAGTACGAGGGTGAACTCTGATACAAGTAAGCATGGAAGAATACAGTCCAGATTTTAATAGAATAGATAGTGCTATTGATAATTCACCAGCAATGGAAGATTTTATGAAATCCTTTGCTATAGTATTACAGGAAGCTCAAGATTATGAATCTTTTGATGCTGAAGATGTTATTAGTTATCTCAGAATTCGTATGAGTAAATGTCCATTAGTTAAGAATCAATATTACGTTTAATGTATTATACAAGAAGATCAAATAGAAACTCTAATATAAATGAAATTGACTTTATTACCTTTTGTTTTTCTCTGTAGTTGTACGACAAAGAAGTTAAAAGAAGATCCTGCTTGTATTTTTGATGACTATATGCTTATAGCCCCAAAAGTATCAGAGGAGAAAGTTTTTAATGATTTGCTCTTGCAAGATGTAGTAGAGAATTTAGAATTCTATACAGACGAAGAAATATTAAGTATTATTTGCGAATGAATCCTGTTGACACTATTGTCTGTATCTACTCTTCCTGTGAACACTTAGAGGAGGCAAAAAAACTAAGGGATGATTTAATTCTGCCGAATTCTAAGTTTATAATTTTTCTTTCGAGAGATTATGAAGGAGATGAGTCTGAAGAGTTGGTTAAGTTGGATGTTAGTGAGGGTTATGAGCTTTTATCTATAAAGACTTATAAGATGTTTGAATATATCCATAAGTCAGGTATTGAATTTAATAAAATTTATAAAATAGATGTCCCTCAAGGTTCGGAGAATATAGATGATGTAAAAGAAAAATTCTTTGGTGATTCAGTTGATATTAAAGATCATTACTTTGGCAATGATTGGTATAGGGCTAGTGAAGAGTCAACCCTTTCTTGGTTCAAAACGAAAGGGATGTCAATAAAAGGTGGTAGTTGGTGGCTTCTGAGTAATGAAATGTATACTTATTACTTTAGTGGGAAGTTTTATGGTTTGAGTAAAGACTTCTTCGACTTCTTTATTAATGATAACACTACAAAAGGTTTATGTAACCTAATGGTGAGAGATTGGGGCGGGTGTGAAGATATGGTTGCTGGTATACTTTACCAAAAGTTTTTAAAACATGATCAATAAAACTAAAAAATTTGTCTTCATACATGTGCCTAAATGTGGGGGTACATCAGTCACGAAATGTAATCACTTTAATTGTTGGCAGGGTAACGCTCATTTAACTTTGGAAGATTACCACAAAGCACTGTTTAATTCCAACTCTTATAAATATTACTCTATAGTGAGGAATCCTTGGTCTCGCATACTAAGTGTATACACTTATTGGAAACATATGGACTCTAGTCATAAAAACTATATTTGGGCTAAAGCTGCGTGTAGGGCTGTGCAGGATAATAATATGAGTTTTAAAGAGTTTATTTCTAAGTTACTAGAACCTAAAATTTACTTTCATAAAGTAAATCAGCCTGATGTGGAAATGCCTCATTTGAAGACACAATACAGTTTTTTAAATGTTGGAGGAAAATTCAAAATGGATTTTGTTGGCAAAATTGAGAACTTACAGAATGATTTTGATTTTATCTGTGATCAAATAGGAATATCAAGACAGAAACTTCCTCATTTAAATAAAAGTGAGCATGTTGCATACACAGATTACTATGATGATGAGGCTATAGAAATTATTGATCATTTGTACAAGAATGATATAGAACACTTCAACTATAATTTCGGAGATTAAATGATTAGTCATAAAGACAAATTTATATTTATACACATACCTAAATGTGGCGGCACTTCGATAGAGAGGTTTATTTTATCTCATTATGGGGTATCTCATGATTGGACAAGAAAATACCCTCTGGAGTCATTGCCTATGAAAGTCAGATCTGAATTTAGCATTGGATTTGAGCGGCAACAGCACATGTCTTTAAGTAATTTCGCCTTAGAAAAACAAAAAGAATATTTTTCCTTTGCTTTTGTGAGGAACCCTTGGGATAGGATTATGTCTTCTTACTTGTATTCTAAGAGGCTTGGTTATAAATTCACTTTTAAATCTTTTTTTAATTCCCCCATATTCGCAAATCATTGCAAAACACAATGTTCTTTCCTTAACAAGAATATAGATTTTATAGGCAGGTTTGAGAATCTACAAGAAGACTTTGATATAATTTGTGGGAAGTTGAGGCTTAAAGTTAAGAAATTACCACATGAGAATAAAACCATTCATGGTCATTACACAGAATGGTATACTGATGAAGATAAAAAGATGGTTCAAGATAAATATTCCGAAGATATTGAGGCTTTTAATTATAAATTTGGAGAATAAATGAAGACTTACACATACGACAGTAAGATTATTGGGCCTGACGGGTATCAGGAGCTTATGGTGGCGGTTTTAAATGATAAAGGGAATCCTATTGATTCTTGTTGTTATAAGTTGGATTCTCCAGAAATTCATGATCTTATGACTGCTGAAACAGGAGCGCATGAGTTCGGCATAAACGGTTGGGATTTAGATCCAGCGGATCAATATCGAGGCTACGCCATAAAGAAATAAATACATGGAATCACTTAGAAGACAAGCAGTTTACAAAGGAGTTACTTATCCTGATTATGAGGTAGAATTTAATACTTCAAATGTTTATAGCAAGAGGTTTGGTGGTAGACTTTTAAAGTTCTATGTTCGTCCAGATGGTTATGTTGAATGTAGTTTTTTTTTAGGAGGAAAAATTATA